CATAGTCACTATCCGGACTCACATCAATTGGATCCGGTGTAATATTTATGTTATGAATAAAGGTGTCACTGTCTGCACCCATGAGATACAGATTGTTATTAACCTCTCTAATAATACTCTGAGTTTTCTCCGGTCCATAGAAAGACAGTTTCATGGTGAAGGTTAGATCATAAACGATTGTCCTTCTTGTCTCTAAAGGTCCATCGTAGGTATCTTGAAAGGTTATTCCTGTGAGGACGATTGGCACGTCCTCTTTAATATTCATCTCATCCGCAAAGGGTTTTACAGTAATTGAATACTGTGGGTTGAAGTATGGAATGATTTGTTCTACAATCTGTAGTGCATCATCTTGTGTCTTTGCAAACACACTGAGTTGGAAGTCGATGTCGTAGGGTACAGATGTGTACACCCGTTTACGTTTGTAATCATCTCCCGCTACGTTTTCGTAGAAAGAGTTTACCTTGGGTAACTGTCTGAGTGAGTCATACCGCATGTTGGTGATCTCGAAAGACATTCTAGGTAGTTTGACTGCAACTCTACGTTCTGCCTCTTCACCTCTCTGCATGGCTTCAAGTCTTTCGATAAAGTCTCTTCGGGGTGCATAGGACAGAGGAACCTTAGCGGTAGATATAGTCTGTCCACTTGCGTTCTGTCTTAGGACATAAAGGTTATTGAACAACGATCCGAATACGGATACCGCAGTCCTCACTCTCTTGTTGTAAAACCAAGTACCAAACATTAACTCATATCTCCAAACGGGTTACTTTCTGAGAAGTCTAAGAAGTCGCCCTCAAAGTCATCGAATATCTTATTCTGTGCGGTATTCTGAATCTCCTGTAACTCAGTCACCAATGAAGGAACGTGTTGCACCGAACCACTAGTAACCATGCGTGTTGTATTGAACTCGTGGAACTTCCCGTCTGTCGCACCTACGTGTGCGAGTTGCAGTACACGATCTGAATCTGACCAGTCTGTTACCTCGCCCTTCATTGTGTATGTAGGGAATACCTGAGTAACGATCTGTCCCGTAGCGAAGTTTCCTCCGTTTACAGGTGTATTGAAAGATACAGTAGGTGTACCGTTGTAGTTGAAACCAGCAGTGTCTACTGTTAAAGATCCAATTCCACCCGAAGAGTTCAACACCGCAGTAACCGTAGGTAGAGTTCCGTTAGCGTGTTCAAGTAGAGATGTTCTTGAGTCACTATCATGTTCTACAGTAGGAACAGTGATTGTGTCGGAGTCTCCGGAATAACGACTTGCGAGAATCTGATTTTCTGTACCCGTAGAAACCTTGATCTCATCGATGTGACCGGAGAGACCACCATAAGATATACCATCCAGATCACGGGCGGCAACCGCACCAAACGAATACGTACCACTGATAAAGTCCGCAGTATTTGGAAGGGTAACGTTTGGTGTGACTCTACTTCCGTTTATGAACATGTACATGGTATCGCTGTCTTGACCGATACCTATGTGGTTCCAAGATCCCAAACTGAGAGTGACACCACCAACAATTTGTGCAGAGTCTCCCTCATTGTCTGCACGAGAGTATACAATACCTCCGCCTGAACCGACACCAAAGATATACTGTTTAGTACCTCCGTCTTGTCCACCACCAATGGTGAACATGGCACCTTGACCCGAAGTCGGATATGCATTGAGTCTCAGGAAGTATTCGACAAAACCACTACTGTCGATGAGTTTAAGATCGTTACCTTCAATACCTCTAGAGAGGGACATGTTGATAGAGTTTTCACCGAACTTAGCGGTGTTACCGGCCGAGTCGAAACCAGAGAATGTTGCAACAACCGCACCCGCACTATCATATCCCGCACCGGCGTGAGTAACTGTAAGTCCTGTAATACCTCCGTTGAAATCCAATCCATCAACGGTTGCGGTGGCGATACTACCCGTAGTATCATTAGGATGCATTGTCAGTGCATACTGATATGCACCCTCATATTCGATGATGTCAATATCGTCGATACCCGTGTCAAAGTCTTCGTCACTGTACTCGAAGAGTTCGCACTGAAGTCTGAACGTAGGTAGTTGACTGAGTTGGTAGAAAGGAGTTTCGGTTTCTACCTTAGTGATCTGCCAGATAGACTCTGACAATGGTGTGTAGATTACATCACCCTCACGTGGACGGAAGTTATTTTCGGTCAGATAGTCACCGATCAGTTTCTTCCAACGTCTACGTGCAACAACAAAGGTAGCTTGGTCACGCAACTCAATACCAAACTTGGTAAATAGGTCACCTTCTCCCTCAAACCCCTCTGTGTTCTCAATATAAACTTCCACCTTATATGCGTCAGAGAACTGAGACTGAATGCTGTCCAAAAAGATGTCTTCTCTCTCAACCACTTCACGCGGGAGATAGTAGACATCCTGACCGTAGAACTGAATGGCCTCAATGAGAATATCCTCATAGAGACTCTGTTCTTGTCTGTTTTTTAAACTGATATATGGATTAGTGGCCATATCTTACCCCATGAAGAACATTGGACCTTCGTCTTCGTCCGTACGAAAACGCTCGATAATTCTCTCAATGTCTGCAAGTGCGTCTTCGTAGATAAGACGTGCGTTGACAGTAACACCGCCAGGCAGTGCCATGCCGTCGAATTTAATTAGGTTAAGACCCCACTGACGCTTGATCAATGCAGTCGCATATTCTTTTAGAAAACGATGATTCCACAGAGAGTTATATTCCGAAACAGAGCTGTCTGGATCGCGAATAGTATAGACCTCAAATATAATATAGTCGTTAAGTTCTAGTTTCGTTTTAGAAACATGTAGATTAACGCGATTGTATTGACGATCAAATGTGATCTGTGGTACACCACCAAGTTTCATATCTAGCAGGGACAACTGTTGTTGCATCTGTTCATAATGTGCAAGGTCGCCCAAGATTCCGCCATTACGAGTAAAGTCGGAAATGGTGTAGGCCATAACCTGCCATGCGTCACTGAACCAACCTGAGTGCGCAGAACTAAAAGACACTGGCACCATACGAACGACTGCAGAAAGATCTAGGTCGTCCGGTAAATCTACGGTCTGTGTGTCGATGTCCTGTTGCGTTAGTTGATGCTTTAGATAATATCTCTTAGAACCATCGGGGTGGTTTTCACGAAACCACTGTAGGGCCTCATCGATACGATCATCCAACTGTTCTTCGTCAATGTTTACTTCCACTACTGGGTGTCCCAGTGCTCGTAGACAATAGTCGATTAGATCTTCTCTGGTTGTAGAATACATGTCAGTTTCCGAAATTGTTATACCCTTCTATTTATACATTTTTTAAAACAAAAAAAAGGGAGTCCGAAGACTCCCTTGTTAAACACTAAAGTGTGATTAGTTGACTAGGTTACCAGCAGCGTCATAGACGTTGATACGGTAGTATGAAGGTGCCTGTCCGTCCAGTGCGTTCGCGTCATGCGCTTCCGCAACTGTTAGAGACGTTGCAGCTTCTGCCTCATCAATCGCAATCTCACCAGTTGTTGAGTTGTAATCGATGCATAGACCACCTGTTAAACAATCCTTAGTACGCTGTTCTGTCCAGTACTTGTTGATTGATCCTTCTGATAGGTTATCAGTTGTCCAACCTTCGATTGTACCAACACTTGTTTCTAGTGCAGTGATGCGTGAACCGTTGCTGTTGATCAGACCTGTCAATGTTCCATCTACTGACTGGAATTCTGTGACGATCTCTGCAAGAGAGTTCAACGCAGTCGCGTCAGTGTTAGATAGGATATTGTTGATCTGAGTCTGTAGACTTGCGTCTGCAGTAGCACGAGCAGATGCTTCGTCAGAGATGTCAGTTGACAGTGCACTTTCTGCAGCAGTTGCACGGGCAACTTCAGCAGCTAGTGAATCTGTTAGATCTGAATCACCTGCTGTACGATCAGCAACTTCTTGACTCAATAGAGCTTGTAGTGAACTCTTAGAAGACTGTTCAGTTGTAGACAATGCAGTGATCTGAGCCTGTAGATCTGCATCAGCAGAATCACGATCAGATTCAGATGCAGCAATCGCGGCAGAACGTGCGTTCTGTTCTGCAACAATCGCAGCCGCACGAGCGGTTGCTTCAGCAGTGATTGCATCAGCGTTCGCCTGTACTGCAGCAACACGTGCCGCTGTCTCAGCAGAGATAGCGTTTGCATTAGATGTTGTTGCTAGTTCAGTTGCATCCATCTCACCTTCTAGAGTCGAAACACGTGCAGTCAATGCAGACGCGTCACCACCTAGATTAGAGATTAATGTTTGGATGTCTGAATCAGCATCTTCGAATGCAGCGACAACTTCAACCAACTGGTTCAGAGTCTCTGGAGATCCGTTAGTGATCGCAGTGACTGCAGCATCAACCGCATTGATGTTCGCCTGAAGTGTATTGTCGGCAGATGTTCTTGCCGCAACTTCAGCATCGATTGCAGATTGCAGTACCGCGTCAGCAGCAACACGGGCGTTCTCTTCAGCAGTGACCGCAGATTGTAGTGCCTGATCAGATGCAAGACGTGCAGACTGTTCTGAGTCTAGTAGAGACTGTAGAACACCTTCAGCAGCAGTTGCACGGGCAACTTCTACGTCTAGTCCAGACT